GTTTTTAATATAGATATGTCCTCTTGATTCGCCAAGTGTAACAAATTCATTTTTAATGAAGTCATCATTAATTAAACCATATTTAATTACATAGTCCATATAAGTAGAAACATCTAACTTATAGCTATCATATAATACGATATTACCAGCTGTTACAAGTGGTGTAAAGATAAATGTGTAACCGTTATATCTCATCATTCCAGTTGTGTTATAGTCGTCTCCATAAAGATTTCTACCAGTAGCATCTTTAACAGCAGAGAAATATTTGAAAATATCCGCATAATTCATTAAAACTACATCACCATACATTTCAGGCTCATCAGTGTAATTTGGTGTATTTACAATTTGAGCATTCATAGCGTTTACTACATCTATAATGTTAGGGTTTACTACACTAGCAGTATTAACACTAGCGGTAACAAAAGCAGTAGCAGCGGTATTCAAATAAGTAAACACTTGTTTTTCTTTGAATAAATCGTGCTTATTTTTAATGTAGTCTAAAATGTTTGTTTTGAAACGTGGAATGTCGTATAGCATTTCATCTGTTACTTTAATCCAACCAGCAAATTTAGAAGGTTCTACAAATCTAGTTATCCAAGAAAAGTCTAATTGAGGTTTTACACCTCCTTCTGCAACAACCGCAAAATCACCTTCTTTAGGAATAGCTTCTACATAAGGTAATGTTTTTTGATTTGTAGAAAATACGTTTGCATATTGGAAAATTTTAGGTCGTCTAAATCTTACCAATGGAACGCCTTGTGTTTGTGCAACGTAATTAGCAGGTAATGCAGTTGGTAAAGTACCATTTGCTGTGGTCATTGTACCTACTGCTTTTGCAATTTCAATAACCCCTGAGCCTGATTTAAATTGCGCTTTCATTGCTTCAATATTATCATCGATATATTTATCAACTTGAGCATAAATAGACTTATCTTCTTCTTTATGAGAAGTTTTAGTCATTTCAGACAATGCGTTTTTAACTTCCATCAATTCTGATTTTGCTTCTACTAATGAATGTGAAATTTCATTGTGTTTCAATTCAATAGCACTTGCTAATTCACTCTTTACTGAATCAATTTTAGATTCTGTTTCTTTTTTAGCTGTGGTTACTTTCTCATTCACCAATTCAGCAACTTGTTTTTCAATTTCCATAATTAAAATAATAAATTTTTAAATTTTTCAATGTCGAATGGCTGTTCTTGATGAATGCCTTTTTCACTATTTTGAATGTCTTGCGACTGTTCTACTTCTAAAGTAGGTGTATATGCGTTACTTCCATGAGGTACTGCTGCACCACCCATTACGTGCGCTTGTTTTACAAACCATACATCATCTATCTCATCATACATATCAGGAGTAACATTTTTAGCATATTTGATATAAGTATCAAAAATTTCTTTGTTTTCAGGGTATCTTTTATCGTTTATTCCTAGTAAAATGTCTTTATATTGCATTTCTACACTATGATTATTGATATTTCCGCCCTTATAAGCATCATATAAAGGTGTTTTTTTATCATTATCATAAGGGCTTTTCTCGTCTATAATCGCATTAAATACTAATGCTTGTGTTGTGCCATCAAAATTATATCCTAATGCCTTAAAAGTAGTGTTTACTGCGTAGGCTTCTACTTTATTAGAGATTATATTCTCAAAATCTCTCTTATGGTTATTATTTAGATAGACAAACTTAGTTTCTTTCAAAGATTTATTCCAAAGGTTATCTAAATGAACATCACCGTGAGAATCTAAGATATTAGTAGTATTAATAACTGCTGAAACACCTATTTGTCCGCTCTTAAACGAATTAAACGGTCTTACACCATCTATACCTTTGATAATTTCGTTATTTTCGGGTAAAATCAAGAAACCACCACAAGCATCTGCGTGTTTTACTTGCATTTTTTTCATAGAAATTAAGTCGTTTTTGTGGGCATATAACCACTCTAAACGCTCATCTCTGCTTTTGAATGTTGGTTCTTTTATCATTTTTATTGATTATTTCGTTATTATTAACCATTTTAATCTTTTTAACTACTTTTTTAACAATTTCGTTATCTCCTTGATACTTTATTAAGTCATCTAATCTAATTTTTGGCATAACTGTTTAAATTAAGTCATCAAATCCATTTTTTTTCATAAATTCTTCAATATCCATAGAAACGCCTAATGTTCTAGCTTTTTCATAGGCATCTAATAGATTTTTTAATGCTGTGGTCTTTTTTACTAAACCATCATTACGCTCAACACCATCTACCGCTATAATACTAGGTAAATGATTATAATCACCTACTAACTTAGTACCTCTTGATTGAAAATACCAATTATATTTATTTATATAACCGTTTAATATTCTATCTGAAATACTTGCACATATCAACTTAGCAAATCTAGCTTCTGCATATTGTTGATTTTCGTAGGTGCTACCTCTTTCTTTGGTATCTATAAGGTCGTTTGGTATATTATATCTTTGTTTTACGGCTTCTTTAGCCATATTCTCGTAGTTATTGTAGTTTAACTTAGCACTATCGGTTAATAATGATAAGTAAGACAACTCCTCATTTGCTGCAATGATACCTCCCGTTTTACCTAAACCAGCACCATATTTACCCAAACCATTAACTTTTGTTTCAATATCTGCTTTCTCAGCACCACCCAAAGGCACTATATTATTTCCGTTTTTCTTACTTAAAACACCTAACACAGGAGCAGAAGTAAGATAAGCCATTGAATCTGAAATATTTGTTAAGGTTTGTAGTTGATAAGCTAAAGAAGTAACCCTAGAATGTGGCAAAAAGTAAGTTTTTGAGTAGTTTTCTCTTTTCATTGAATAAGGTAAACTATCATATATGAAAAGTATCTCATTCATTGTGTAATCCCTTTTTACTCCTTCTTCTAAATCTTCTAATACTGGTAAACTAGAATAAATCCAAGATGTTAATATGTAACGGTCTTTAATTTCAGGAAACATCAATCTGTTAAACTGCAAATTGTATATTTCAGAGCTAGAATCTATCCTTTTTCTATTTGAAGTATTCAAATATTGTACATTTAGCCCATTTACTAATATATGAATAGCACTTTCCTTTAAAAATGACATTCTATCTTGCAATTTGTTAGGGTTGTTTAGTAGTTTAATAAAATCAGTTTCGCCTAAATCGTCTCCATTATCACCAACCTCTTTAATGTTAACACTTGCTACGGTGTCAGCAATTAAGTCAACGCACGTTGCTAAAAAAGGAATTTCTTCATAATAATCTAAATAATTATCTTTTAATCGAAAATATTTCTTAGAACCGAACATTGAAAACAAACCCCTACTCATTTCCAAATTATAGGTGTGAGTACCATCACTTAATCGAGCATAAGTGGGAAAACCAAAGAAACTTTTAACTGCGTTTGTTATTTTCACTACTAATTTTTTACAAAATTATACAATTTATTTTTAATTATTCTAAATAAATTTAATATTTTTTATATATTTATTCCAAAATACTCTTTACAACCCCATACCCCATACTCTATTGAGTTCATCGCATGGTCGTCTTTCTTAATAGGCTTCTCAGTAGGCCTTCCATTGATAAACTCCCATTGGTATTTATCATATTCGTTTTTTATCTCATCACCTTCATCCATTACGTAGTAGATTTTCATCTTATTTATAAAATCAAACCTTTCTTTATATCCAGGTTTATTAACAGGAAAAATATTTAATCTATGGGTTAGTCTTAGCTCGTTAATCATTCTTACGTTATTGCTTATATCTCTATCTTGACTATCTGCAAATATATACGTTACATCTCCAACTGGTACTCCATTTTTTACCATTTCATCACCTAAGCCACTTACCATACTTAAAATAGGCTTATAGATTAAACTCCTGATGTAAAAACTACTATCACCATCATATAAAACTTCAACACAAGCACTAGGATTTCTAAAGCCAAAGTCTAAACCATACATAGGGGTAGTATCTAAACTTCTTTTTATAGCATCGTATTTCTCTCTTTTTATTCCTTCCCATCCGCTATAAATTTTATTTGGACTTTCACTAGCCAACCCTCTACCATATACCATCCAATGATAAAGACTTTTTGTTTCATTCATCTCATTGGTTAAGCACCTTTGCAACTCAGCTAACTCTTTTTTAGTAAATCCTAATTCGTTTTTAACAGAATCATATTTAAAAGCATCTACCTCACTTATCCTACCATCTAAAACAGCACTAAACTGCTCCATAGGTTGATAGCTCCATATTTGCTTTTTCATATTCAAAGGACAATAAGGATTATCCTCGAAAGTACTATACAATGTTATGCAATCTTCATCTTTCTTAAATATGTTAATGAAGTGGTCTGATTTAGGATTCCAGTCAAATAAAATAAATTTACTTGTCCTTTGCTTTAATTGTAAAAATACCTCTTTACTAAATCCATAAGGCTCATTTAACCAAGCTATATCTTGTGTCATACCCATAGCTTCATCTTCATCATCTAACCCCGTAAACTTTAACGTACTTCCACTTCCTATCATTGTCCACACATGGTTAGTCTTATTCCTATCAAAGAACCTAGTTAAATTCTCTTCCTTTAAAAAAGCATCCATCTCCTCAATAGTTATTAAACCATCTTCATACTGCTTTTTCCTTAGCATCGGGTCACTTGCCCACTTAACAAAATCATCCTCTACAATAGAATAACAACTAGCCTTAGTATCTCTAAACACCTTAATACGTAAATTAGGTGCCTTATACATCTGAACAAACAAAACCTGAAAATTACTCCATGTCTTACTACTCCTAGATGAACCCTCTTCAACTATTAAGTTATATCCATCGTCAACAGCCTTAGATATATCTTCATAAACTTTAGTTGCTAAAAAATTAACATTACTCATCTTTTACATCTTTTTCTAAATCTTCCATTAATTTATAAAATTTCTTAACCTGATAGGCTGTATAAAAAAACCAAAATAATGTCATAACAACGTAAACA